GCAACGCCTGCGTTATTCCATTGCCAATATAAAGTAGTGGGCTCAATATACAAAAGATATTGATGCCCGTTAGTAGTATTCCAATTTCCCACGCCCCCGCCGCGCCCAAATATAACTCCGTTCCCTGCTGTGGGTTGATAAACCCAACCTTGGATAGTGAACTCGCTATTTAGATCAAATTGAATATTATTTGGAATGCTTAAGTAATCCCCCGTCCCATCAAACACCCCGCTGTAGTACCCCGTCTGCGCCACGGGTACTCGCTTATCCAACATCAACCCCACAGCCTGCTCCACCGCCGTCACGGGCGTGGTGCCTGCGCTGTCCTGAAACAGGGTGGAGTAATCGCTGGGGTCGTACCAGAAGCCTTGTTCGCCGGCGGCGAAGAGGTCCGCGGGGCTGAACTGCTGAACGCCGAAGCCCGCTATCGACCCAAGGCCGATGGGCAGGCCGTTGCGGACGGAGGGGCCGAAGAAGCTCATTGGATGTTGATGGGCTTGGCGTAGACCGTGCCGCCAGAGGAAATCTGGATAGCGCTCACGCGCCAGGAGTTGGCCGTGGGCGGCACGTTGAACGGAATCGGGGTGTTGGCCGGGATCGGCGTGTCAGCCGTCGTGGCGGTCACGTTTTCGCCCACGCGGATGTAGGCCGCGGTCGTGGACCACACCACCACACCCTGCGGGCCGGCCGCCCAGCCCGTGGTCGAGCCCGCGGTGCCGGTGTAGCTGGCCGTCTGAGCAGCGAAGGTTGCGTCGTTGAGGGGTCGGAGGAGTTCCATGTCGTGTCCTTACGCGAGGAAGCGGAGCTTGTAGAGCGTGGACAGGTACTGCCCCACGATCTCGTCGATGATGTTCTGAAGCGGGGTGTCGTCCTTCTTGCACACGTCGTAGCGCATCTTCTCGATGTCGGCCAACGAGTCCTCCAAGAACTCGATGATGTTGCCAGTTTTCTTGGCCGACATCAACGTGATCGGGCCGATCAGTCCGTGACGCCCCTGATAGGCCTCCGCGAACTTGTCCGCGAGGTCCACGATGCCATCGTAGAACTCGTTGAGCGCCGAGTGCTTGGCGAACGACCTGGTGTTGAGATGGACCGAGTGGGCCACATCCCGGGCCAGAAACAGCGTGCCAACGAAGTCTGCGCAGCTCATACCGGCCTTTCTTGAGCGATGGCCATGTCACCGGCCGTCATCACGTCGCGCAGCGTCTGCATGACGACCTCTTGGACCTGCTCGGGCTGCATACCCGCGGCCACGGCCTGTAGGCGCCTCGTCTCGGCCTCGTAGGACTTGACCTCGGCGTCCGTTTCGGCCTTGAAGCGGTCGATTTCGAGCTTCTGGGCCTCCATCGACTGCTGGACGTTTTGCAGCATGGTGGCCATCTGCTGCATCTCCTGCGCCATCGCCTCCATCTGCTGGCGAGCCGCCTGCATGGCCGGGTCTTCGTCGTCGCTGATGAGCTTCGGGTCGATGGTCTTGGCCAGGCGCTTGGCCAGTTCCTGCGCCCCGGGCCAGTCCATGTTCTTGACGAACAGGTCGCCGGCCACGCCCCACAGTTGCGGGTTGCCTTGCAACACCTGGCCCATCGACTCCATCGCCTCTTGGCGCTTGGTGGCGTAGTTCGGGCCGGTCGTGACCACAACGTCGTACTTGCCGACGCTGGGGTTGTAGACCTTCTCCAGCACGATGCCCTGCTGGTTCATGATCTTGCGCACCGGCTCGGGCTGAGTCGGGTCGATCTTGGCCATCTTCGTCTCGCCATCCTCACCGATGATGCGAGCGATGCGCTGGGTGTCGTAAATCTTGGGGATCAGGTCCACCAGTTGCCGGGTGACGTAGCGCACCGCTCGGGCGAGGTTGTCAACGTAGTGGTACGTCCCCACGTCACCCTCGCGCTGACGGGCCAGGATCGCCCGGCCGCTGCGCTCGTTGCTCGTCATGCCCAGCGAGGCGTTGTACTGCCCCGTGGACGACTTGATGTCCTCCGAGGCCCCCATCTTGGCCTGAATCAGGCCCGTCTGCGCCATCGGCGGCTGGGCGCGCTGCGGCAGCGGCAGAATGTTGCCCGCCCCGTCCGTCACGTCAGGATTGACCTCCAGATAGGGCCAGTTCTGCGTGTTCGCTGTCTTCCACTGCGTCTCGTAGCCTTCAAACTGGCCGCCGTAGCCGATGAACGGGGCCTTGGGCGCCAGCGCCAGCATCTCGGCCTCTTGGCTGGTCCAGTAGTTGTACATGCGCTGCGCGTCCTTGGCGTTGCGCACCAAGCCCGACAGGTACAACCGGCCATCGACTTCGAACTCGTTGCCGATCACGCGCACGACGGGGATGTACTTGCCCGCCCACTCGCCGCGCTCCAGAATCTCGTAGCCGTTGATCTTGCAGTAGCGGATGCGCTGGCGCTGGCTCTTGCGGCTGCGCACCGGCTTGCCGAACATCGCCTTGAGTTGCTGGTCCTCGGGCGTGCCAGCGAACGCTGTCTGGTTGCCCGGGTACAGGTTCAGCGTGGCCTCGTCGTAATCGACGTAGTAGTAATCCGCCACCCGCACCGTGTCTTCGTTCAGCCATTGGCTGAGCGACTGGTCGCCCACGCCCAGCGTCATCAGCGTGGTCAGAGGCGCGGCGTTGGGGAACATCCGCTCGTAGTCCGACTTCAGGATGTCCTCGGTGACGAAGCACCACTTGGCGTCGGCTCCGCACGGGTCTTGGATCGTCGGGTCCATGTAGACGCTGAACGAGTTGCGCACACGCCCGATCTTGATGTCCTGATCGAAGGTGTTGTCGTCGCAATACTCCGTCAGGATGCGGATGTAGCCCTCGCCGTAGGTGACCTGGTTCTCGCAGGCCGTGTCGTAGGCCACATCCGCATCCGAGATGTACTGGATGTGCCTGACGATGCCGTTGAAAACCTCCGCGACCTCGACATCAGCGTTGTCGTCGGCCGGGATCACCTTGCCCGTGGGCCGGTTCTGACGCTGGTCGTTGGTGACCTGGCGGACGTGCTGCGGCAGCTTGTTGATGGTCAGGCACGGCCGCGCGTTGATCGTCTGCCCCTGCACCGCGCCGCGGGTGGCCAGAACGTCCGCTGGCCACTGAAAGTGGTTGTCCGGGCTGCCAGCATAAAACTTCAGGTCGTCCAGCTCATCTTCACGACTTTCGCTGTACGCCGAGATAGCTGAAGACAAACGAGTTCGGGCCGTCGTCAGGATCTCCGAGTCGCCCTTGCTGCCGCCCGCGGCGACAGCACCAGCCGCAACAATGCCTGCTACGTCAGCCATTCTTCTTGGGCTTGCTTTTGGCCGCGCGCTGGACGCTGTAGGCGACGGCCACGGCCTGCTTCTGCGGCTTGCCGTGGGCCATTTCCGTCTTCACGTTCTTGCGGAAGGCGGCGGGGCTGGCAGACTTGACGAGGGGCATCACTTCTTCCTTGTCTTCGCGGACTCTTTGAACGCCTTGGCGGTCGGAGCGCCGGCCGTGCCCGGTTTGCGCATCTTCTCGCCGCTGCCGGCCGCGATGCGCTCGCGCTTGGCGTTGATGTTGCTGTAGAGCCCTGGTTTGGTCGCCATGATCAGCACTTCCACCGTTTGAGGGCCGCTTTGGCCCGTTCGCCGTCCTTGGCCTTGGCCGCCACCCCACCCATTCTCGCGCAGAAACTGGCCTTGCGGCCCTTGTCAGCCTCGGTCTTGGGGTTCGGGGCCGGCGCCTTGAGGTTGGAGCCCGTGGCGGCGTTGTACTTGGCCCGGCCCTTGGCCGTCAGCCCCGCGCCTTGGCTCACCGGCAGCTTCTCGCCCCGGCCGACGCTCAGACTGACCGATTTCTTGGCCATCAGGCCCCCATCCAGCCCGTCGAGACGGCCGCCTGGCCGCGCGCGACGATGGTGCGCGGGCGTTCGACGTACTGCCGAGACGCCACAGGGTAGGCGAACGTCACCGCCAGCGCGTCTGCTGCGTCGGGAGAGGCCAATCCTCGGGCTTTCATGTCCTTCTTGGACTCCAGAAAGATCGTTCCTGAGCTGTCGGGCTTCGTCTTGGGGCCGGTCAGGTCCGATTTCAGTTGCCGATCCGCTGGCAGACTGGCCGACTTGAGCCAGTCGCGCATCGCGCCCCAGATTTCAGCCCGTTTGTTGCCCCACATGACCTGGTTCTTGGCCTTCCAGCCAAAGTTCACGCCGCGCACCTTATACCGCTGTTCGGTCAAGCGGTCAAGTATGCCATACCCCAGCCCACCCTCGTCCATCACGACCAGCGTGGGCTTGTACTCCTCAATCGCCTCGATGACGTGCCCCACGACCGTCATCGTGTCGTCGCCGCGGTAGCGTTTGATGTCGATGAGATCGCGCCCCTGACGCACCACGATCACGGTGCTGTCCGCGCCTGAGCGCGCCGGGTCCACGCCGACGACGATGGGCGCCTCGGGGTCTTTGTACTTGGGCCGCTTCATCGCCGCGTCCACCAGGCTAGGCGCGATGAACTGGTCGTCGCCCGTGGTCGGAAACTCCCCGTAGACCTCGATCTTGGCCTGCGGGCTGTCCTCGCCGTACTCCGCGATGATCTGCTCGTAGACGGCCTTGTCGGTGTCCTCGACCGTGCGCGCGTCGATGTTGCGCGTGCGCCAGAACGCCCGCTTGGCGTTGAAGCACTCGTAGAAGTACCCCTGCGCCCGGCGCGGGTTGCTGAACGCCATCCAGAACCTGTGCGGCGTGTTCTCGGTGAAGAAGCCCTGCGCCACGTCCCAGATCGCGTCCGGTATGCCGCTGGCCTCGTCGAAGATCAGCAGCACGCCGTCCGAGTTGTGCAGACCGGCGTAGGCGTCCGGGTTCTCCTCCGACCACAGCCGCCCCTCGGCGCCCCAGTAGCGCGTGCCCTTGCGCAGGTCGCGCTCCACCAGTTCCGTCAGCCACTTGGCCGGCGTGATCCGCGTGGCGCTGATCTCAAACCAGTGGCTGTTGATCATCATCGCCAGCCACTTGGTGATCTCGGCCCAAGTGATCGAGCGAAGCTGCGCCTCGCTGTTGGCGCTGACGATCACGCTGGAGCCGATGCGCGTCGTGAGCATCCACAGCACCAGCCAAGACACCAGCGCCGACTTGCCGATGCCCCGGCCCGAGGCGACCGCCGCGCGGAAGACCTCAAACGCCTCGCGGGGCTTGTTGGCGCGGATGTGCTCGGCCATCTGCTGCAAGATTTCGCGCTGCCACTTGCGCGGGCCCTTGTGGTTGGCCAGTGGCGTGCCCGCTTCGCGCCAGGGGAAAGCGAACATCACGAAGGCCAGCGGGTCGTCGGCAATCGCCGGCGACCACAGCCGGACCATCAGCCCCTGTTCATCTTGCGGCCCGTACTTCGGTTGCTGCATGGTCCAAGCGCAATGACGGCGCGTTCTCGATAACCTCGGCCACCCGCGCCTGCGCGCGCTCCAGCGCCACGGTGATGCTGATCGATTCGGTCGTGCTGACCTCGATCTTTTGCGCGGCCTGCCAGTCTGCGCGGTGCTTCAGGTAGTCCAGCGCCACCTTGGCGTCGCCCGCCTCCGCGGCGTCTTGCAACACCTTGGCCATCTTCGCCTCAGTGTCAGCATGGCCCTTGGCCACAGCGTACTCGGCAATCGGGTCCATCTGACACAGCCGCCGAAACTCCACCGGCAGCAGACCGGCGTTGTACGCCAGCGCGTCCCCCTTGAGCCCTAGGCGCGCGGAGTTATACAGGCGTTGTAACACCTCTTCCGTCGCCTTGATCTCGCGGATGGTGAGCGGCAGTGACTCAAAGCTCATGCGGGGCATGGTAGCAGATCGTGAGGCAGGTGCAAGTGCAGCAGATGTTGGGGCATGGGGCTTGGGGCTGTAAAAAATAATTTTTTCTTGCGGCCCCTCCGTTTCTGTTGGCCCATCCGCTCGGCCCTACCCCCCTGGCCTGGCGGCCGCCAGCCGCCAGCCGCCAGCCGCCAGCCGCCAGCCCCCGGGCAGTGGCGGGCATACCCACCGACACTGGCACCTAGCCGGGTAGCCGGGGGCATACCCTGGCGCATCGGCACCTAGCCGGGTAGTCGGGGGCATACCCTCGCCTATTGGCGCGAGGCTTGTGGCGCGAGCTGGGGGCTTGGCGCGCGGTTTGACGCGCCGGGTAGCGTGGGTGGTCGGGGGCATACACCCAGCCATTCCCGCCAGCCGTGCAGCCCTACCTATACGTTATAACGCCTGTTATAACACCTAGAACTAGGTCACAATCACCTAGTCACCTATACCCCTAGATACCCCCCGCGCCGTGAGCCGCGACACCCTCGCCCCTAACCCGCCCGGGCAATATGCACACCCCCGGGCAGTCCGGGCATACCCGACAATACTGGAGCGCAATGTAGGGCTATTGACAATTGCCGCAAACATTGATACGCTCGAGCTGCGCTTAGGCGCACCAGGGAAACCCATGCAAGGAGCGACATCATGCAGACCGTTCACTACCCAACAGGCCGCGTTTACGGCGCCGCGCAAGTTCTCATGATCACTTTCACGCCCACCGATGACATCATGGCCGACGTGCCTGCCATGTTCGTTGACGCCGCGCGCAACATCCGCGGCACCGTCACGGTGTTTGGTTTCGACGCCACGCCGAACACCATCGGCCCGGCCGTCCTCGCCGAATATGACGCCGGCCGTTACATCCTCGCCTAACCCTCAACCCGCGCCCCTACGGGGGTGCACCATTGGAGACT